TTTGGCGCAGATTCTGGAGCATCGTTTGCTTTTGATGTGCAGCCAATTTTGCCATCTGCCGGAGGCACAGCACCAGATGCACAAACTGTTTCGCTTGCATTCACATGCGTAACAACACCAATTTTAACAATTACCTAATAGAAAAGGACACGGGAGCATGAAACTACCAATCACAATCGAATACACGGACGGCAATGCAGAAACCTACATTGCACATCCAGCAGAATGGGCAAAATGGGAAAACAAGACTGGCAACACGATTGGACAAGCTCAAGACAAAATGGGCGTGTCTGATCTGTTGTTTCTTGCATACCATGCAATGAAGCGCGAAATGGCTGGCAAACCAGCTAAGCCATTTGAGATTTGGTGCGAGACTGTCGCTGACATAATTGTCGGTGATGCAAACCCAAAAGTTACAAGTCCGGAAGCATAAATAGGATACTTTGGGAGGTAGCCATTGCAAGTGGCCAACCTGTCAGCGAATTCAAAACAGCTGAGGATTTATTAACGGCAATTGAGATTATGGAGAAGCGAAATGGCTGAGGATGCGGTTGCTTTTGACAAAGCTGAATTGCGATCAATCATTTATGCTTTCAAAGGCATGGATGAAGAAGCTGTCACTAAAGCCAAATCTGTGTCTAATGGTCTTGCGACTTATTTACAAGGCAAAATCATTTCCAAATCTCAAAGCCGCGATAGAGCTTCCAGCCGGATTGCTGAAGGATCGCGAGTAAGCAAATCATCAAAGGTTGGCGAAATGTCATTCGGTTTTGCCTCACAAAAATTTTCAGGCGGTGGCACAACTCAGCAGCTTTGGGGTGGCTACGAATTTGGATCAAACAAATACAGGCAATTTCCAATCTGGTCGGGTCGTGAAGGTCGCGGCTCAAAAGGTTGGTTTATTTATCCAACGCTTAAGGCAGAACAGCCTCAAATTGTTAGCCAATGGGCTGAGGCGTTTTCACAGATTGTGAAGGTGTGGTAGATGGCCGCTCAAGGATCAAGAACGCTCAAGCTCTCCTTATTGGCAGATGTTGCCGAATTTACCAAAGGCATTAAAACGGCCGGTAAAGATACCGAATCTATTGGAGATCAATTCACGGCATTTGGCAAAAAGGCAGCTTTGGCATTTGCTGCTGCTGGGGCAGCCATTGGAGCGTTTGCTGTCGAGTCAATCAAAAATGCCGCAGCTGATGAAAAGGCGCAACGACTTTTAGCTTTAACAATCGAAAACACAACTACGGCAACCGCTGCTCAAATTAAAGGTGTTGAAAAATACATTTCAACAACATCCATTGCAATTGGTGTCACAGATGATGAATTGCGACCAGCATTTGCTAGATTAGTTAGATCAACATCAGATGTTGAAAAAGCTCAAAAATTATTAAATTTGGCTTTGGATATTTCATCAGCTACCGGCAAACCATTGGAAGCGGTAGCAAATGCACTAGGAAAAGCTTATGACGGCAACCTTGCCTCTTTGGGCCGTTTAGGATTAGGCATAGATCAATCAATTCTTAAGTCTAAAGATTTTGATAAGGTTTTCAATACGCTGACAGACACTTTTGGCGGCTTTGCAGATAATGAGGCGCAAAGTACCGAAAAGGCTTTTGCCCGAATAAAAATAGCTACTGATGAAGTTCAAGAACAAATTGGCGCGGCTTTGCTTCCGGTGATTCAAGAATTAACCGCGTTTATTCTCAGCGATGTCGTGCCTGTTGTTCAAAGCTTTGTGGATGGTCTGACTGGTCAAGATGGTCTTAAGGATGGATTGACCGATTCGCAGGTGACAGCCATTGAATGGGGCAAAAAAATCAGAAATCTTATTGGAACAGTTATAGAGCTTAAAGATGAATTGATTGCTGTTGCAGCTGTTATTGGCACACTTTTTGTCGTTTCCAAAATTAGTGCAGCGGTTGTGGCTACCATTGCTCTTATCAATACTTTAATCAAGGCATATAATTTGCTTAAAGCATCAGCCATTGTTGCTGGTGTTGCAACGGCATTTGCGCTTAATCCATTGCTTGGTGTTGGAGCGGTGGCACTAGCTGCCGGAGTTTTGGCTGGGGCAAATGCTTTGGCTAGATCAAGTGATACTCCCGGTGCAGAAACTTTTGCAACAACTGGCACACCCGGAGCAATTAGCGGTGGAACTAAATCAACAGGCAGCACAACTGTTTCTGGTGGCGGTGTAAGTAGCGGTGGGGGCGTAGCCACAGCTGTAAAATCAGCTGCCGTAGCAACCAAAGCCATAACAGGTGCATTTACTGATTCACAAAATGCAGCGCGTTTAGCAGCTGCCGGTGGAGGTGGTTTCACAGATTCTCAAAACGCTGCACGATTAGCCGCTCAAGGTGGAATCACAATAAATGTGAATGCTCCATCAGTAATTGATGAGGAAGGTTTCAGCCGCGCAACGGCCAATGCTCTTAATAATTCGACATTTAGAGGCACAAATGGCGCATCCAATTTGGTTTATTTATGACCATTTTTAATCCTATTTGGCGCATTAAAATTGGCGGTATTCAATACACAAATTATGTGTTGGCTAATCTTTCAACTACATCCGGGCGCACAAACATTTATGAACAGGCAAATGCAGGATATGTCAGCCTTGAGCTAATCAATTTAGATCAATCCAACATCGACATTGAAATCAATGATGCTGTTACTATTGAATTGCAAGATTCGACAGCTACATTTGTGCCAATCTTTGGCGGCACAGTCGTTGATTTAGGCATTGGCATAGCTGCATCGGGTGTTGTTGGCATTAACCAATCGGTCAGAATTACAGCCGTGGGAGCTTTGGCTAGATTGCCAAAAGCATTAACCGATGGCGTGCTTACGCAGGATTTTGATGGGGATCAGATTTTGACCATTCTGACAGACTTGCTGATTAACTCATGGAATGAGGTGCCAGCAGCTTTGACTTGGGCTACTTATGATCCAACAGAGCAATGGCAAAACGCGGAAAACACAGGATTGGGCGAAATTGACACACCCGGCAGTTATGAATTGGCACAGAGATCATCATCCACAATTGATGTGTATTCATTGGTTGCAGCTTTGGCAACATCGGGATTGGGCTATTTGTATGAGGATGCTCAAGGCTTAATTTCTTATGCCTCGGCAGACCATCGCTCTATATATTTGGCGACCAATGGTTACACCGATGTATCGGCAGCTCAAGCAATAGCCAATTCACTCTTTGTGCAAACTCGAGCTGGTGACATTAGAAACGAGATTGTCATCAAATATGGCACCAATTCATCATCTGAGGTGACAGATACCGATGCAGCATCGGTCGCTTCATTTGGCCGGTTGGCTCAAATTATTACAACAACCATCAAGCATCAAGCCGATGCCGAAAGTCAGGCAGCGTTTTATCTCACTCTTAGATCGTACCCACAGGCCAATTTCAATCAAATAACATTTGAGCTGACAAACTCAGAAATTGATGATGCTGACCGCGATGCCTTAATTAACATTTTTATGGGTTTGCCGTTACGCATTACAGACTTGCCGCTGAACATGGCATCAGGCACATATCTTGGATTTGTTGAAGGATGGTCATGGCGTGCCTCCTACAATTCCGTGTCAATTACCGCTTTAATTTCACCATTGGCATTTTCATTGCAAGCCATGCAATGGGAGGATGTCTCAGTTTCAGAAACATGGAATACAATCAGCGGAAGCCTAAATTGGGCCAATGCGTTAGTCGTAGCGTAAGGAGAAAAAATGGCAAATCCAACAACAAACTATGGCTTTGTATTGCCGACACCGACAGATTTAGTAACGGACCTACCGGCTGATTTTGATGTCGCGTTGCAAGGCGTGGATACAAGGCTGAAAGCATTACAACCCGGCACAACGCTGGGTGATCTTGCTTATTCATCAGCAACGGCAAATACAAACACACGGCTTGGAATCGGCACAGCTGGTCAGGTTTTAGCTGTCTCAGGTGGTGTGCCAGCTTGGACAACAACGGCCGATGTTACGCCACTTACGACAAAAGGCGATCTCTTTACTTTCACAACAGTCGATGCCCGCCTAGCAGTAGGCAACAACGGCGAAACTCTTGTAGCCGATGCTTCCACTTCCACAGGATTGCGCTATCAAGGTTCACAGGCTGCTGGCAAGAACATCTTAATAAATGGTGGTTTTGACATTTGGCAGCGCGGTACTTCTAGCGCAACATCAGGTGCATATACAACGGCAGACCGCTGGTATATGAACGCAGCAAGTACAACATTTTCACAGGAGACAACAACAGTTCCAACAGGCGTTCGATACGCATTAAAGGCTTTGACAAGTGGCACAACAACAGTCCAATTTAGACAAGCGATTGAAACATTAAACGCAATTCAATTTGCTGGCAAGACCGTGGTTTTATCAGGTGAGTATCAAGCCTCAACCACTACGACAATTCAAACCAAATTGTTCTATTCAACAAGCGTTGATGTTTCGGTGACAGGTTCTTGGACAGAAATTACTGCTACAACAGGCGGCACAGTTAGCGCAGTCAATGGAAGTTACACAAAGTCATCATCTGTTTTTGCCGTACCTTCAACGGCTAAATCACTAATGGTTCTATTTGATACAGGTTCAGTCGCCTCAGCGGTAAGCCTTTACTACGGCAAAATCCAATTAGAATTGGGTTCAGTCGCAACAGAATTTGAACGCACAGGTGGAACTATTCAAGGGGAATTAGCCGCTTGCCAGCGTTACTATTTCCGTCAAAACTGGGCTGGTGAAACTGGATACGGTATTTTTGGCAGTGGTTCTGCTTATTCAACAACACAGGCTGCTTGCATTGTTGTTTTTCCAACACCAATGAGAGTGCGACCAACTGCTATTGATTACCCAACACCAGCAACATTTTTTGACTGTATTGATACTGCTGGAAATGGTGGAACAATTAGCACTTTATCTTTTGACGCAAATCAAACTCTTACAACAAGTGGTTTTTTAGCGGTTACAAATGGAGCAGCAAATCTAACCGCTTATAGACCTGTAAACATCAGAGGTAGAAACTCAACCGCTGCATACATTGGATGGACGGCAGAACTATGATAAACATTTCAAAAGATGATTTTGGATTAGAATACATTACCATTGAAAATGATGGACATTTCACAACTATGCTCAAATCAATCTACGACGCGCAACAAGCGGCACTATCCACACCGATAGTTAGCAGCGATGGCTAGTTTTCCGCAAGGTACATTGCCTCGTTTGATTCAGGTTGCGCTGGCCGAGGTTGGCACAGCTGAGACTGGTCAAAACGAGACAAAGTATGGCAAACACATGAAAGCCGACAAGCTGCCATGGTGTGGGTCATTTCTCAATTGGTGCGCGGATCAAGCTGGTGTCAAGGTGCCAAATGTGGTCAGCACTAAAGCCGGAGCTTTGGCATTTAGTAAAAACAAGCAATGGCATGAAACGCCAAAGATTGGCGATTTTGTGTTTTTTGATTTTGTCATTGATGACAAGATTACAATCAATCACATTGGTTTAGTAATTCGAGTATCGGACAAACAAATTGTGACTATTGAAGGCAACACATCGGGAGCTGGAGATCAAAGAAACGGCGGTGAAGTGATGGTCAAATCACGCACCTTGGGAGCGCGGTCATTTGTTGTGGGATATGGCCGTCCGGCTTATGTCTCATTTACCGGTGATTTACCGGACAGACCCAAAGGAGAGAAATAATGGATCAAGCAAAAGCAATGATGGCATCATGGGCGAGAAGCTCTGTTGCTGGTGCATTGGCCGTTTATATGAGCGGCAATACCAATCCAAAGGATTTAGCTTTGGGCTTAGTCGCTGGCCTTGTGCCGGTTCTAGCTCGATGGGCTAACCCAAATG